TTGTGTCTGATGATTGCATCTTCTGTTCCTTGATGGAAGTAATATCTTGGTGAACCTTTTGCTGCTTTTCTTGGCATTATATCTCCGTTTCTGTTATGGATTCTAATTCATTAATTGTATCTTTGATACCCTCAAAGACTGTTCCGATTTCATCATCGGATTCGAACTTACCCTCTGAATCTAATTCATCGAGTACATTTTTCGTTATGGTTAATCTTGCTGCATAATCTTCAATCCAACTCTCTAATCTTTCTACTTTTTGAAAAAGATTCCAACTTGTATATCCAAATGTTACTGCTAAACAACCAAGTATTATTTCTACTATCATTTTTTCTCTCCAAACAACTCATCAAATAAATCCTTTGGTGAATCACCTGTGAGTTTAGTTTCTACTTCTGTCTTTACTGCCTGTTTGATATTACCTACAGACTTTGCAACTTTTTCTTTTGCCTTTACATCTCCTCGTGTCCATTCATCACCCTCAATGAAAGTTGCCATAACATCTGCTTGGTGTAGAATACGAGCAATATGACTTCTCAATCCAGTCTCTGGTAAGAAAGTTTTTAGATACTTTTCGTTTGCATCTTCATACAAACCATCAGTTAATCTTAATCCAACATACTCGTTAAATGTCATTGGAATTTGGAAGTGTTGTAAAATAAATAATGCCCTATCAGTTACAGTCATGAATGGTAACTCTGGGTTGTGATTATATATCTTACCTTGATTTTTACGATGCCATTCGGATTCGTTGATAACATAGTAATCATGTTCCATATCACCAACCTTTCCTAAATCGTGATGTAGAGCTGCGAATACTAATTCCTCATTAGTAAAATCAATTTCTGCTCCATTTTGTTCCCATATATCTCTAACTTGTTGAGAGAACTCAACGATGTTTAGAATGTGGTCAACATAACCACCAACCATTGCGTTGTGGTAATGTTCTTTTGCACTTGCGGGAGCGACTGACATCCTATCTTCGAAGTAATCATACATCTTATTTAGTTTCTCTAATCGTTCACCCTCAAATGTATTATTAACTATCTCTCTTAATTTCAGATAGTTTTGTTGTATTTGTTCAGGTGTTAATTGTTTCATATTGTTTGTAAATCTCCAATTTATTTAGTGTTAATATAAGGCTTTTTTACCATAAAAGTCAAGTACTTTTTTTATTTTTTTCCTATTGATTTTAAATACGAACCACCGATATTCCAAAAAAGTGTCTTACCCTTTAGTGTTTCGATATTCTGTTCTAACCAATACCATTGTTTCTTATCCCAAAACTCATTACAATCAAATGGTACTTCGTAATCATCCATCATATCATCAAACTCATAAGGTGATTTATCAAGTATAACATTTTTCAAATCACCAGCATGATTCTCATTTAAAATCTTTTTTGTTGATGAGAATGCACTCATCGTAATAGAGTATACTTTTCTTGATTCTGAATCTAACTTCCACCAATCATCACCATACTCTAAAAATTCTTTTATCAATCCACTTGCAGTAACACCACTTCCGATACTCACTACAAGATTATCATATTCTTTTTCTTTTAAAACTTCTTTCATTCTTTCACCCATATAACTAATATACAAAGGATGATTAAATGCTACAGGTAATTGTTGCCAACCATTTTCTTTTGCTTGTGTATTTAATTTGTTCTGCATAAAAGCCATCATGTTTGGTCTCATAGGATGTAACTTACCACCATTACCCTTAACTCTTTCTAATAATACTTTTGGAAATCTATCAGTATTAGGATATGCAGAAATAAATTCTATACCATACTCTTGACACAAACGCGATAGAACCCAACCTGTCCAACTACCATAAACAGATAAGTGTGTTAGTGGTTTTGATTTATCAATGTAATCACTTTCCATGATTCGTCTAATACCCTCTATCTTTGACCATCGTGGAAAGATATCACCATCACCAACTAAATCATCTCGTTTAACATCTACATCAATGCCTTTAAGTGAATATGTTTCTATAGGTGTTTGAATTAAATCCATTTATCGAATCCACCCTCAGTTCCGTTTAGAGTATCTCTCATACCTTTATGTTTGAAGCCAAATATTCTTTCAAAGTTATCACCGATACAATGAAATAATTTTTTTCTATTTCTAAAATTTATTTCTCTATCATTTAAAATTACATCTTCGATATACTCTTTAAAGTTTGTACCTTTTTGAAATGCCCTTTTCTCTTGGTCACATACCTCATCTGGTAGATAACCACGAAATGCTTCCGCAAGTGGTTTCTTCCATTGATTGCCTTCATCAAGGACAGGATGATTTAGATTAGTAGTATAATCTAAAAAATCCGTATCGAAAAAAGGACATCTCAATTCGATAGTTCCATAGTTCATAAAGATGTTGTTACCACGAAGTAAGTTACCATAGTATTGTTTTTCAAATAACTTTTTCCTTACATCACTCCAATCAGGTTTCTTACTGAACATTCTAAATGTACCATATGAACCATATGATTCATCAGAACCCTCACCACTAAACGCAACTTTAACACCATCCTCTTTCATTCTCTCTGCTACATAACTTTGTAGAATACCAACTTCCATTTGGACTGTTGATGGATATTCTATAACCTTTATTACTTCTAAAAATTTTCTTTTTAATTCTTCTGGGTCTCTTGGTATCTCAACCTCAACCAAAGGAATATTAATATGTTCTGCAACCATTCTTGCAAACATTAAATCTCTTGAATCCTCATCGAACTTGACTGTATAGGATACGATATCTGGTATCTTTGTACTTAACAAATAAGTAATCACACTTGAATCAATACCACCACTCAAACAAGTTGCAATCTTAACATCACTTAATAATCTTTTCTCTACTGCGTTATCTAACAACTCATAAGTTTTTTTATTTACTTCATCTTGATTAAATACTTTATCTTCATACTCGGAAAATCCCCAATAAAAATTTTCCTCAATAAATACTTTACCAGTCAATTGATTTATTCTTACTACTGAATTCTTTGGTACAAATTTACATTCTGCTTGTGGTAATACTTTTAGAATTGATTTCATTTCAGATGCTATCAAAACATTTGTATCATTATTATAAATGTATAATGGAATCTTACCAACCCAATCTCTTGATACAACTAATTCATTAGTAAGTGCATCATGTAGAACAAAACTAAACATACCCTCTAATCTTTGTAGTTCATTTTCTTTGTATAGATATAAAATTATTTCTGAATCACTATTACTGAAAAATTCATAACCTCGTTCTTCATATTCTTTTCTTAATTGTGGATAGTTCCATATCTCACCATTAACTACAAGTGCATAATCATTCCAAACAAATGGCTGGTTTCCTAATTCACTTACATCATTAATACTTAAACGATTATGTCCAAGAGTTACATTACCATTCATGTAAATAGCTCGATTATCTTTACCTCTGTGGTCGATTTGTTGTAGCATATCATTTACTACTTCATCATTATAATCTCCAATAGTACTAACTATTCCACACACGAAGAATCTCCTTTACATTTTTCTTTTCGTTGTTCATATCACCAAGATGAACTGAACCACCAATTGTTGTAACTCGTTTTAATTTTAAATCTGCTTGTTCACATAAGAACTTACCCATCTCACATAACGCAACCCAATCAGCATAACCACTCTTGCTAATTCTCATACTTCTAAAAAATGCTGTAAGATATAATCCCTCTTTACGCGGTTTCAAATCAATTGATAATAAACATGGCATTCCTGCCATAGTCTTTCTACCATCGGATTTCGGGTCATATATGCTCATGGCTATGGTTTTACTATTCTTATGCTCTTTCAATCTTTTTATAACTTGTTCTACTTGATTAAAACTATTATCCCAATTAATCATTCTACCCCAATAGGTTTTGTTCCATTTTACTGAAGTATCGTTTTGTTGATATTGTAATTCATCCATAAAGGGATGTTCTTGTGGTTTAACAAATGTAACTGAACTTGCATAATCAATTCTATCATTACCAAATACATCTCTAAAGATACTATCAAACTTTGGGTCTATATCAAAGTTATCTTCTATCTCTACACTCATATTGATAGATTCATTCATAACATCTTTGTTACCATTCTCTAATAAGTACTCATGAGATTTTACCCATGCATCTGTTGGTGATTTTGAATTAATTACAATCATGGTTTGTAGTACACAAATATAGGTTCGTATTTATAAACATTGTTATCATGTTGTACTGAATTTAATATTCCAGTCTTACTTGGGTCTAACCCAATCATTCTTGTCATTAACATTTTTAGTTTACCTTTATATTCACAACCCAACTCTTCAAGAATCTTTCTACTATCGCCTTCTAAATCATAATAGGTGTTAGCACCAATCTTAATAGAAGCGATATTCCAAAGTATGTATCTATCATTCTTGAGATAATCATATGCTGTTGTTAGTGTTGGTTTAAGAAAGTTCTCAACCCAATCATCGTATTGTGAATATGCTTTAAAACTTTGATTCTCATCTTGTGAATATTGTTCACGATTAAAATAAGGTGGTGAAGTAAAAACTAAATCCAACTTACCTTTATACGACTGAAATTTAGAATTGTTCCCAATTAATTCACTACCCTCTCTATAAACATCATATGTATTACTTTGTTTTTCTACCTCAAAGAATTGAGTAAATGTTTCAGAATAATCATCTACACAATTACTATTATAGAAATCAGCAACTGCCTCATACCTATCAAAGTTATCTGGATTAGGGTCTGTACCAATGTAATGTATCTTCTTACGAGAACTCATGGCCCCTAAGATTCTACCACCCCAACCACTACTTGGGTCATAGATATGAAATCTTTGTTCTTGATTATCTATATGGTCTGTAAATTTTTCGTATAATAATTTTGCTGTAAGTGGTGGAAAGTTTACTGCAGGTTGTCCACACGCCAATCTAAATACTTGTAATATCTTTGGAAAGATACCAGTAGTTTTATCATAGTGTCTAATCAAATATAAAAACTTTGTAACCTTACCACTCTTACTTGTTTCTTCTGATATAATCTCATCCACATTACTCAACATAGTATCGGTTAACCATCCGTTATCTTTACACTCTTGCACGTCTTCTGCAGTTAGGTATACATTACCATGGCCTTTATACTCTTCATTCATAGTACCATAGTTTCCAACTGTATTTTCTTTTACTCTTGCAAGTACAAATCTTGTATCTGAATATTTACCTATCGATACTTTACCCTCGTGGATATCACGAATAAAATCTTTACCATCCTGTCCATTCCAAAATGGATTCTCATCCTTTTTAGTTACAATACTTCTTGACCATGAATACATAGAATCTCTCTTTACTGCCCTACGCATTATATGCACGAACTTCTCTTCCATCTCTGGGTCTCCGAAGTGGTCATAAATACTTAAACCATTATCTGCTGATTTACCAATACTGATTTTTGTTTTTAACATTGTAGGGAAGAACTGATTAACACCACTGGCATCTTTGTTGAAGTTTTTAATTATACCAAGTGATTCTTCATCACCAGTATTATCTTCAATTAAATAATCACATGGATTACCTTTTAACTTTTTAAAGTTAGTAATTAACCCTTGTTCATCTTTACCAATGACAGGTGGCGTACCATATTCATCCCATTGTGTGGTTACTTCTTGTCTAAGTAATCTTGCCCATTCAGTAAATTCATCTGCGGTCATTTGCAGAAGTTTGTGATAAGTAGTGTTTGATTTAAAAGTATCAAATCTACTTCTTTCATAAAACCATTTTTTCAATTATTTCCTCAATTGTTAATTATTCAATACTAAATTTGTTTTCATTATCTTTGCACTATCAACTTTATAAGGTGCAGTACCTGGTGTTTCTAAGATATCAACTCGATTTACAAATCGTTTATTCATTGTATCTTTGACTTGATAAACACCATCTTTATGGTCAGTTCCACTCAATACTATGAAATCACCATACTCTAAGAATCCTCCGTGTTGTTTCAGAAGATTTCTACTCACCGCAATAAATCGGTACTCACTAGCTTTGTGTACTCTGATACGCGTTCCATCCGCGAGAATGTTCGGTGTAGAATCAGTCTGAGAACGAACTGGATGATACATAGTTACAGTTACCTCCATACCCTCAAGTTTAAACTCATCTACAAGATTTTTTAATCTCTTGTTTTCAAGAGTTAGTTCGCGAACTGAGTTCTTGTGGAACTCCTTGTAATTGTCAAAAATTTCTGTCCATGCATAACCATTAAATAAAACTATTATCATAGCCAGTATGTAAATTAATTTGTTCTTCATAATATTATTATCATAAAGTTTGTCATATACACTCATATATAAATATAACCTTTCATCGCCAAAACTTAATGTTTTTGCAATTATTTTTTGTTAGTGGAGCCGGGCGGATTCGAACCGCCGTCTTGTTCACCTTTAATAAAAAGTCATTCACAACTTAGTTAGATTCCAAATCGGTAGTCATCTAACAACCCACCATGTCCCATTTTACTCAGAATGGTTTAACTGAGATTTCATTTATCCTCTAAACCTGAAGTGAGTTTGTTTCCGATATCGACATCTTATCTTACTATCGGAGTCATAAGTAAGATGGCTTACATTAAGCGTAAGCTACATTAGCATAATTGCCAATTAATAGTATAGGGATTTTGTATAAGACCTCCCCAATCTCTGTTGCACTTTATATTAAATAAATGCCAATCGATACCTTTCGGCCCCGAGCTTGTGGTAGGACTCGAACCTACGCTCTATTGATTACAAATCAATTGCTTTACCAACTAAGCTACACAAGCATTAATGAAGTTCATCCTGTTCATCTTCCCAATCAATATCTTCTTCACCAATAGTAATTAATGTATCAAGAACATCAATTAAATCTTCAACGATATTCCAATCCTCTTGATTATATGCCTCTTCTAATTTTCTCTTAATTTCATTTAAGTTCATACTCTACTCCTATACTAAACTTATAATATCTTCTACCCTTGATATCATTATAGTCAAAGATATTAGTAAGTATTAACCTATCAGAAATTTTCCAATTAATCTGAGCATAATCTTCCATATCGAATCTGTTATATCCATTTAGTTCATCACGAAACCAATACCCATCCCATTTAACCTCTAAGGAAAGTT